CTTATATTTTTAGTTTTTCTTCTTTTTACAACCATTCATTAATAGTTTTTTACCATTTCTAAAATGATATGGTAGGCATCGCCACTACTATGACCAACAGTTGTGAAGTCAATATCACCAGTTACTCCTGATCCTGCATTATTTGGTATACCTGTAAATGAATCATAATATTCATCTCCAGTAGCATCTGAAGGTATGTGCGTGAGTAGAACATTAGTTGAAGCATCAAACTCCAACTTAACACTCATACCAACAGTCATCCACCAAATTTTTGCAATACTTACAGAAGTACAAGCTTCACCAGCAGAATTAGCACTTAAAGCTGAAACATCAACTTTTTTAACAGCAGACTCACCAGTGCCATCACTGACATTAGTAAACCGCATAATTGCTTTTCTATCGGTATCTTGTATGGTTTGAGAAGTTACTGCATCTGCCATAATTTACTCCTTATGCGTCAGCAAATGGTGTTACTAAAGTTCCTGATCCTAAAATAATACCTTCTACTGCATACTTAGCAGAAGCCATAGCAGTTACTTTTACAATACTGCCAACTAATCCGCCTTTGGTAGAACCATTCATAGTAATAACATCATTAGATGCAGCTGAAATGAATGTTTTGCCTGTTGCATCATCTACGCCAGTATAAAGACCACCTACGAACTTATCAGTTCCATCAGTAAGAATATCCATATCTGTAGCTGCAGTTTCTACAACAAAGAAGAAAGAAGCTCCTAAATTATTCAACTGATTTGGATCTGTGTTGTCTCCAGGGTCTGTTGAAACAATACTAGGTAAAGTAAATTTACCATCTGCATCATTACAAGTAAGAATTTTACCTGCATGAGAAGCTACTGTTAGTGTGGTATCAGCCGTTAAGCTAACTACGTTTGCATTACCTGCCGAAATAAATCCTGCTAAAGATTGTATTGGGCCTGAGAAAGTGCTTTTTGCCATAATTTTTCTCCCGAAAAATAAGTTCTACTGTCTTGGCTCGTCTGCTAGGTCAGTCTGTAGAACAAGTTAATAAACCCTAGACTTTTGATTGTATATTAGTTTTGTGCAAAAAAAAAGGGAGCCGAAGCTCCCTTAAATAATCAACAAAGATTATGCACCTTGAGATGCAAACACTGCTCTTGGATTTGAGAATCCAAATGAGTATCTTTCTCTAGCTTTGAATCTGACATTGCCAGTATCAAAGTCACCTTCCATAGAAGTTGAAAGAGGTGATCTCTCGAAGTGTTTAAATCCATCAGGACAATCTGTTATTAAATACCAAGCATCGGTATCAGTTAAGAAGTTATTTACAGAATAACCCTCTGGTACCATGCCCATGTTTTTAATAGCATTAATATCATTATCTGATGTGCTTACTCTACCGGGTGATTGTAATAATCTATCAGCCACAAATTGTAATTGTGGTGGAATGATTAATTTTTGCCCTTGTAAAGCAATAACCATATTTCTGTCATCAACAAAAGTTGAAACTGAAATAAGTGCATCTTCTAATGAAGTCTCATTCAAGTCTGAATAAGTGCTAGGTCTGTTACTAAATGTACCACCACCTGTTAGTGGGTGATCAGTAGCAACAAGTGCCTTGCCATCTCCTCCAGTGAAACTTGATGAGAATGCGTTGTTAAGCACAGACGCAGCTTTTACTTGCTTTGTGTGTGCCATTGATCTTGCTAGAGCCTTTGTGTATCGAGCTCCAAGCCTATCATACAGATTATCTTCGATAGCTTCTTCAGTTAGTGCAAATGCTAACGCAATGGTCTCATGTGAGTACCTTGCAGTAAAACCTTCAGACGCTTGGTCAAATGCCACGCCTTGTCCTTCAGTTTTTACTTTTGCGTTACCGAAACCTACTATTAAGGTTTCTTCTTCAAATGCTCTATCTGAGGATTCTGTCTCAAATATTTCTGCATGTTGTTGTTCGTACCTGTTGTATTCCATGCCAAATAAAGCATTTAACCCAGGCTCTAATTCTTTCGCTAATTGCGATCTTGAAATAGCCATAATTTACTCCTTATTAAGCTAGACCTGCACCCTTTTGGCCGCAGATATGATTTTGAATAACAACTAAAACATTGGTGTTTGCCGTAGCAACGTCTGAATTTTCAGGATCTTCTGAAATATCAATCGCCTTAATCGGTAAACCCGCTGTTGTAGCACCTGTTGCAACATCTAACTCAGATCCTGAAATACCTGTTGTGGTACTCCCTGAACTTGTGTAAACGATGTCAAAGTTTCCAAACAGATCAGCCACTGGGAAAGTGTCGTCTGCTTGTATCTCGAAGACCACGTTAGGGTCGTCTATTATGAAAGCAATTATATCTGAAGCGTTAGTGCTTGCAGGATAGTAATTACTAAATACTTGTTCGCCTGTTGTAGGATCGGTGTAAGAACATCCATTGAATACTCCAACAATAGGAACTGTGCCACCGTCAGCGTGTACTTCTACACCGCCTCCAGTTACTTGTGCAACCATATCTCCTTGAAAGATACTTGTTCCGTAGTTTGCAGCTATTCTATAACGACTTTGTCCACCAGTATAAGGTGAACCACCCATCATTCTTACAGGCTTCATTCCAAAAGCAGCATCTTGATTTGCCATTTTTGTTTCTCCTATAAAATAATTATAATTTCAGAGTTCACAAAGCTAGGCTTTGTTTCCTCCACCAAAAGTCACCCTTGACTTAATCTCTTTCGAGATTGGCATCGCAGGATTCTCTTCACGCATTAGGTCATTCTCGACAGCAGACATTTGATTATTGGTTTGTTGTTCAAAAAAGTCATTTCTTTGATCTGCGATTTCTTTATCTATTTTGCACAGTATCAACCCACCAACTCCAATTACTCCTGCGTGACGACCATCATCGACAGTAGGTAAATCATGATAGCCAGGTAATTCTTCTGGTCTAACAACCGCAAATCCTTCACGAAATCTCTTTGAGACATTCGTTTTGTCATCTTGGCCTAGTATAGACTCTCTGATCCAACGATAAGTAATACCTTGTGATTCAGCTAATTCTACAGCTTCATCAGGTAGTTCTAACGCTGAGGGCATTTTCCAAGCTTTTGGCCTAGTGTTTGTCTCTCTAGTGTCAGAGTTTCTAGTAGCTCTGTTATCTTCAGTTTTATTATCTATGTTTTTGCTCATGATTTTTGTAACCTCGCTTTTTGTATTGCGTAATCTTTAAATGACACTCCAAGTTTTTTAGCTAGTGCTTGTTCGCTCGGTGTCAACTCGATACGATTTTGTTTGCGTCCAGTCGATGTGTTGCGTGTGGCTGAAGCGACTGTTTGGACGGGTTTATTGTTCGCTTCCACGTTAAATCTTTGAGGCAACTCTTGTCGCACTCGTTTATCTATCTCACTATAGTATGCATCACTCTCAGTGTCAAAGCCTTCGTTCTCTAATTGTTTGTGAACTGCAAAGGCAACACTGGTTGCAACTTGATCTTTTCCAAACCAAGTATTCTTATTTGCCCATTCTCTAGCTTTGTCTGATGGTTCATTGTATTCATTTTCAACAGGTTGATTTTGTTGATAGATCTGTTGTTGTTGAGCTTGTTCTAAATACGCTTGCTCTTGAGCATCGTATTGTTTTTGCTGTTGTTTGTATTGTTCATGCCTAGCTTTATCAGCAGTAGCCATGCTTAATGCTTCAGTTGCAGTAGCTATACCTTCAGCATCCCCAGCTTCAGTAGCTTGTTTCAATGCTTGTTTTGACAAAGCTAATTGAGATTCAACTCTGTTTGAAAACTCATCACCGTAATTAGATTGAAAAGTTTTTTGCGACTGCCTTAATTGTTCGTTTTGTTCTTTAAGTTCGTTAGCATATTGAACAGCCATGAGCTCTCTTCTTTGAAACTCTTTAGCTTGTGCTACAGCTTTGTTTATTCTGTTTTGGGCTAACGCTGCTCTTTTTTCTACATCTGATTGATCTTTTACCTTTTCTTCTACTTTAGGCGAGGCTTCAAAGTCCTCTTGTATTTGATCTTCAGATACAGGTGCTATTTCTTGACTAACCTCTACTTCTACAGGTTTTTCTTGCACCTCTTCCTCAACCCTTCTATTTTCAGGAAGGGCTGCCTTTTCTATTTTTTCATCTGTTATTTCAACATCTATGCTTTGTGTTTCATCTATGTTTAATGCTTCTTCGCTCATTCTTTACTCCTATAAAGATTTTATGTCATCTGGATCAAGGATTGTTGCAATCACTTCATCATCGTTAATAATACGAACTTCGTTTTCATCTTCTAATCTAAAACGAGTTCCTGCGTATCTGCCAATCAAAATCCAATCACCTTGTTTGCACCAAGGAGTGTTAGATTTATTTGACTGACCAAATTTATTATCTTTATAAGCTAAAGGGCCTACCTTTAAAACATAACAGATTACTGTAGCTAAAGCTTCTTTGTCTATGGTTTCTTTAACTAACTGAATACCGCCTTCAGTTTGACCTTTACCTCTGTATGGCAATACAAGTATCCGCCATCCAACAGGATCAGGCATTCTTTCAAGTAGTGATTTATCTAGTAGTTTAGGATCTAATACCCTTTCTTGTGAATTTACGAAAGCTTTGTCTAGTTCTGAGGACTCTTCTACTTTCTCTTGTGCAATTTGTTCTTTATGTTTTTCAAATTGTGTTTTTTCTGCGATCGTATCAACCATCGTTGTTATCCATTTGCAGCGTTTCTCTTAAATCTTGTTGTAAGGAGCGAATCGCTGATAACTCTCCCATAACATATTTGTAATCTTCCATTGATTTTATATTGCCACTAGCAATAATGTCAACAGCATTTCTCTCTCTTTCTCGCAAAGTTTTTAAAAAATACTCTGCTAGTTTAATACCATCCAATTAGCTCTCTCCTAATTTTTTATTGTGATGTATTTTTTTCTAAACTTTCTTGTATTACTTCTTTTACCTCTGGTTTTTTCAAACTTCCTGTTTGAATCAACCTTTTAACAAACATTGGTATAGATTCCGCACTTCCTACGGTAATACCTGTAACACCTATAAGATTATTTACAAGCTCACTACGTTCTGGACTTTGTAAATTAAAAATATAATTTGTTAAAG